AAAAGAAAGAAAAGTTCGTTAAGGATCTTTATTCTGATTATACATCGGCAGATTTTGATCGGGATATGGATCAAATTGAAAAATTGTATGGTGATCAAATAAATTTTATTACCATCTCAACCGCTAGTCAATATGTCTTTGACATTTCAAATATAATTATTGATTCAGTACTTACTCCTAGTTCTCCAGAGCAATTTCAGGTCAATATGAAGGAGTTTGCAAAGAAGGGGCATTATGATTTTGTGAAGAAGACTTTACAGATGAAACCTATTGAATGGGAAACCTTTGTAACTAAACTCAATAAAAGATTTGAGAAATTGCCAGATTGGAAAGATGTTGAAGTAAATCCTAAGGCTAGGACTTCTTTATCCGGTAGACTCCAAGCAAAGATCAATAACTACAATAGAGAGTTTGGTGGATTAGATAAAATTATCAATGCTGCTTCTCGCTTTGCAGCTGTAAAATCTCCAGCTGGTTCTTTTTGGTATGTAACAAGGAGAGTTGCAACTCTCATTACGGCAAAAGATAATTTTGAAATTGGTGATAATTTTGAAATGGCTAAGAAGGATATTATTGCATGGAATAAAATCTTTAGAGAACTTGGTTATTCTGGATTTGCTGATAAATCAGGAAAGGGTATTATACATCCAGCGGAACCAACTCAAGCAATCTTTTTAGAGAAGAGTGCTTTTAAAGTAATAGAGAAAGTATCTAATATTAATCCACGTCATGTAGTAAGTACTCCAGAAGACATAATGGCGATAATTGCTTCCAATAATATTACTATTTCTGGCCATCTAATTATGTCAAATGATCCATCAATTTATATAGATCCAAAAATGGGAGATGGTTCTTGGATTCAATCAAAGCATATATCGAAAATATTATCTTCACTACTGTCAAAATCGATACCATACGGTGTCACTGAAGATGGTGATTATCGTTTAGGAATGAAGATGGCATTCAAATATGCAAAGAAGCTTAAAGATGTTGATTGGGAATATGTTATTGATTACTTAGAAGGTACAATGATAAATATATATAGTAAAGATCCATTTAAGAAATGGTTCAAATTGTATAAAGTTGATAAGAAGACACAAAAATATATTTTAGCTAAGATACAGCAGGATAATGTATGAAGACATTTATTCAACATATTGATGAAGCAATTGATTTTGCTCCAAGATCAGATAGATCTAAAGAAGTAAGTATATTCCTTGGAAGAATGCAACCAATTCATATTGGTCATCAAGCTATTATCAAGACAATGAAGAATCCTATTATTCTTCTTGTGAAAGGTAAAGCTTCATCAAAAGATAAGAAACGTAATCCCTTTGACGCTAAGTATCAAACAAAGTTAATTAAGAAGTTGGACAAAAAGGCATTAGTATTAGAAGTATCTACCGGGTATCTTCCTGAGATTGCTAATAATCTTCGTAAGGTTGGAAAAGAAGTAGTTGCTGTTCATGCCGGATCAGATAGACTTGATTCATATAAGAAACAATTTGAGCGTTTAGGATTAGATGTTGATTACGAATTTAAGATTAATTGGAATCTAACCCCAAGAGTTGCAAGTGCTACTGATGTACGCAATTCATTATGGGATAACAATGAAAAAGCCTTTCGTAATTTAATGCCGAAAGAGCTTTGGAAAGAATTTGAAACAATGAAACAAAAATTAGGAGTAGAGTAATGAGTGGAAATGTACATAAACATGTAGAAGATGAAGCACCTGAAGTATTAACTGAGGCACCTGTTCAACCAGTTGCTGGAGATGCATTGCTTCGTGATGCGAATACTGGAGTATTCTATCGTGGAGCTAAGCTAGCAGGATCACCATCAGGTACTAAGAGCGGGGAACCATACTGGGAAGTATAATGAAAACATTTAAAGAAATAATCAATGAATCAAAACTTACGCCAGCGGTAATGGTTAAGCTTTTTAAGAATGTTGATGACTGGGGTCCTGATACGAAGGATCATGTTTATGTTAAAAAAGGCAATCTTGTTTATATTGAATCTTGGTATTATGGTGAAGAGAAGGCTATGAAACAACTTGTAGATTCTTGGAAAAAGGGTGGTCATAATCATGACTACTGGATTGATAATGGAGCCAAGAGTATTAAGATTGTTGATACATTTTCTGAAATCAAGGCAAGCGGAAGACATAAGAAACTTACTAAAGACGGTATTGTAGGAGTGGAACTTAAAATTTCATGAAGACATTCAAACAACTAATTACTATTTCTGAAGGTAAAGATCGTTACATCAAGTTAGATGGTAAAGATAGTATGGAAAAACTACATGATACAATGGGTGATGATGCAGATGAATTAGGTCATGAAGGTGATATTATGATTGTTCCTTCAGCTGTATGGAAATCATTTCAAAAAGCAATTAAGAAATTAAAGTATTCTTATAAGGAAGTAAAGTGAAACATTTTAAAGAGTATATCGAAGATATGATTGATGAGGGCCGTGCTGATCCTAAGAGGTATAAGCAGATTATGAAGATCCTCAAAAACGGTAAAAGTGCATCAATTACATTATCACGTGGTGAATGGTGTTCAGTAGATGATGTAGAACAGCTTGACAAGAATGCAGATACATTTTTCTGTACCGATGAAGATGGCGAAGAGATTGAAACGTCATATGATGATATAGGAAATATTGAAATAGTATGAAAACATTTTCTGAATTAACTGAAGGCTCTATTATGATGAAGAGCAAATATACTATTGATAATCCGGAAGATCCAGAAGTAATGATTTCTGGATATGGTTCTTTAACTCTTTCTAAAATTAAATCTGGTGTTGTTAAGCAATTAGAAGATCTTGTTAAGCGTGCTAAAAAGGATGATTTCAAAACTGCTCTTTGGGCTATGGAAGAAGGTGGCGGTGCATTACTTGGAAAGCTTCAAGCTATTAGAAATGCTGAAGAAGAAATGAAAAAGGGACCTTATAAACGCAAGCTTACGTTAGCTAAGAAGAAATGAATGTCCAAAAGCTAGTCTTTTTGGCCCGACAAGGTTTAATGGATAAAGAGGATGTACCGTTATTTCGTATAGCTCTTAAAAGCCTAAATGAAGGTAAAAGATTAACTATGCGACAAGGACAACTTTTAGCCAAAACCCTGGATAAGTTATTAATGAATATTACTGAGGACCAACTGATTTATAGAGCAACATTGAAAAGTTCGAGGAAGAGCAAACGTGAAAGGCAGATCTGAATTATTAAGTTATTTAGCAAGATATTATTATGATCCATCCGGTGATACTAATGAATTTCTAAAGGATGTTGCTAGAATCAAATTTGTAAATAAGTACTTACAAGAGTATAAGAATACTGGAAATTTTAAGGATAGACAGTGTATAAATATTATTGTAATACTAAATAATATTTTTGGCCCGACTGCAACAAATGTTGTTTTATTTTATGTAGTAGATCAATCAGTTCATTTAGAATTAAATAGTATTCTTCAATTTCTTGAAATTGCTCAACCAGAATTTAATGAATACAACGAAGAATTATTAGAGAAGCTAAGAGAAGAAGTATGATCGAGGAAGGACTTTTAAGTACTAAACAATCTGGAGGCGGTCGAGCTGTAGATATATACATCGTCTATAAGTTCATTAAGATGTTATCTCTTCCTTTTGAAAAGTGGGAAGCGTATAATCTTGGTATTATTGATAAAGATGGCAAGATAATTAAGAAGGTCAGATTAAAATCTAATGAAAAGAACAATTATACATTATTTCATAGGTTAGTGAGAAATTTGAAAGTTATGCTGGAAAAGATTCCGGGTGGAAAGTCAAAACTTGGAAAGGCAGCTGCAGCTTATTTTTTGTTGAGAGAGGAGTTAATTAAAATGGGTGGAAAACAAGAAAAAATTGATGAAGCTTTTAGAAAACATTTAAAAGAGAATGAAGATCCATCAACATCATTAATGATGGAATCAGCATTAACTGCTGATCTTGAGAATGATTTTGGTATTACATTTGAAGATAATGTTGAAGAAGATGCAGTACAAACTGGTGATGTAGCAACTATTCCTACTCCTTTAGTTACAGAACCAGATGGTAAAGCTATGGGTATGTATTACTATAAATGTTCTTCTGATGTATATAATAATTGTATGAAAGGTAAGCGTAAGACTGGAAGATGGCAACAATATCTTGAAGGTGATGAAAGAGCTGAAGGTATTAAGAATTGGGCTAAGTTAAATGCTAAGTCTGGTATTATGATTCAGGATACTGCCACTGGTTCATACACTGTCCTACGTAGGCCACATGGTCCTAAGCGTTGGGATCCTCACCACTAATCCAAATCTTTTGTTATGAAATATTTTTGTGGTGCATTGCATATAACTGAGATTTGTGAATATAAACAATATGTTCCTAAAGTTTGTTGCTGTCATTGTGATAAACGAGAAGATTGTTTCCTAGATCAAATCACTATAGAAGAAGTAACTACAATGCCTTGTGTTACACTATCTCCAGAAGATTTTCAAAAAACTTGCGAGGAATGTGAATATTCATTCTAAATAGTTAACAAATGATCCATAGTATGATATAATTAATCTATGGATTATATTGATAATAGCTATATTCGACAGGCCGGTCTACATCTAGACCGATTCAAAGATAAAGGTAATAATCAATTTAATTTTAGATGTCCGGTATGTGGTGACTCTCATGTGAGTAAGTCAAAAGCCAGAGGTTGGATATATGAGAATAAAGGCAAGGCTTGGGTACATTGCTTCAATTGTAATTATGCTGCTCCATTTGATAAATTTCTAAAGCAATTCTTTCCAAACCTATACTCAGAGTATAGGATAGAGAAATTTGGTAAACCAAAGAAGAAAGAAACAAGGGTATCCTTACCTAAATTTAAAAAACCAATTTTTAAAACATTAGGTATACCATCGTTAGCAAAATTACCTGCAGATCATTTAGCAGTTAAGTATGTAAAATCTCGTCAGATTCCAGAAAATAAATTTTCTTTATTATATCATACAGAAACCTTCAAGAAATTTATAAATAATATAGTACCTGATAAATTTCCTGATGTTAAGAAAGACGAACCACGTCTCATAATACCTTTCTATTCTAAGGATGGCAAATTAACTTATATTCAGGGCAGGTCATATGAACCGAAAGCTGAGATTCGATATATAACTGTAAAGGTAGTGAATGATGATAAAATTTATGGACTTGAAAGAATTGATGAAACTCGGGACATTATAGTTGTTGAAGGCCCTCTTGACTCATTATTTCTCGATAATGCCCTTGCTATGGCAGGGTCATCTGTGTCTGATATTAAAGATATTCCTAAAGACAAAATCATCTTTGCTTTCGACCGGGAGCCTAGAAATAAACAAATAATACAACAAATGGAACGATATGCTAATAATGGATATCGTGTAGCTGTTTTGTCACCAATGCAAGAAGGCAAAGATATTAATGATTGGGTGATGAATGGTATTAATCCAAAAGATATAAGAAATGATATTATCAATAATTCTTATTCTGGATTGACAGCTAAGCTAAAAATAAATGAATGGAGAAAAGTTTAATGCCAGTATATGATTTTAAATGTCAAAACTGTAAAGTAGTTAAAGAAGAAAATATAAAATGGAGCGAAGATATGGCAGATAAACTTGATTTATGTGAATGTGGTGCAAAAAATTGGAAAAGACTTTATACATTTGCTCAACCGAAGCTTAGGGAAATTGGAGCTGAAGAAAGAGAGACCGAACAAATGTGTGATAGTAAGTGGTACTAATAAGGAATAGATATGTCAGAAATTCATGTAAAGAAAAGAGATGGATCATTAGAGCTACTAAACTTTGATAAGATTCATGAAGTACTAGAAATATGTTCAGATGGATTAGAGGTATCAGTATCAGATACTGCATTAAATGCTCACATCAAATTAGTTAATAAAATCTCAACTGTTGATATTCATCAAACATTAATTAAGTCAGCCGCAGAGAAGATTGGTCCAGAAGAGCCTGACTATGATATATATGCTGGTCGCCTATTAATCTCTCATATGCGTAAAGAAGTATATGGAGCAAATGAAGCTATCCCATTTTTAGATTACATCAAGAAGAATGTTAAACGTAAGTTATATTCATCAGATATTCTTGAAGCATATACAGAAGAAGAAATTGAAGAGCTTGGATCATTCCTAGATTATGAGAATGATTTCAATAGAGGTTATGCATCCATTGTTCAAATGGAAAGCAAGTATTTAATCAAAGATGCTAAGACCGATCAAGCTCTTGAAATGCCTCAAGAAACATTTATGATTATCCCTATGGTGATCTTCGCAAAAGAAAAGAATCGAATCAGGCTAATCATTGACTTCTATAATGCATTAAAGAATGATGAGATTTCTTTACCAACCCCTATCATATCTGGGGTGAGAACACAGTTGAAAATGTTCTCATCCTGTTGTAAAATTAAGAGTGGGGATTCAGCTGAATCCATTTTAAGCACTGAGTATGCATTATCTCTTATGACAAGTCAAAGAGCAGGTATTGGTATTGATATGGGACAAGTACGAGGCATTCTTGCTCCAGTTAAAAACAACACCGTTAAGCATACAGGCGCTCTTCCAATTCTTAAAGCGATTGAATCTGTATCAAAACAATTTACTCAAAATTCATTGAGATCCGGTGCAACAGTAGTCAACTATCCTATATTCAATTGGGAGATTATGGACATTCTTGAGTATAAAAACAATCAAGGATCCAATACAACTCGGGCAAGATTTATTGATTATACAATTGGCCTACCTTCAATATTCATTGAGCGTCTTTTAAAGAAAGAAGATTTTACATTATTCTCTTCTGAGGAAGTGCCGGGATTATTTGAACATTATGGAAACACTGAAAAATTTAATGAAGCTTATCTTAAATATGAACAGAAACGAGGTATTCGTAAGAAAACCTTACCTGCTGCCGAGATATTTAATAAGTTAATTAAAGAGAGGGTAGGTACTGGTCGCATCTACATCCATTTTATAGATAACGTGAATAACCAGGGAATGTTCAAGGAGCCAGTAACACAAACAAATCTCTGTAGTGAGGTGTTCATTCCATCTAAACCAATGAAGTTTAAAGGGTTAAGATCATCTAAATTTGAAAACATACAAGATTATGATCCAGAGAACGGGATGATTTCTTTATGTATTCTTGGATGTATTAACTTTGGCAAACTACAGAATATTACACGAATGGACCTTCTTACAAAATTAATGGTACGGTTCCTTGACAATCTTATTGACATTCAAGATTATCCATTAGATGCTGCGGAATGGCCAACAAAAGGATATAGATTCTTGGGTATTGGTATTTCTGATTTTGCTCATTTCCTTGCTAAACATGAAGCAAGACTTGGAACAGTTAAAGCAAAAGAGTTATCACATAAGTGGGCTGAGAGATTTCAATATGGATTAATTAAAGCAAGTATGGAATTAGCAAAGGAACGAGGAACATGTGAATATTTTGATCGTTCATTATATTCAGAAGGAAAACTTCCAATTGATACATACAATAAGAATGTGGATCAACTCGTAGATAATAAACTATTATGTGATTGGGAAGGATTAAGAGAAGACATTAAAAAGTATGGTATGAGGAATATGGCATTATCTGCTATTCCTCCAACTGCATCGTCTTCTCTTGTATCAAACTCGACTCAAGGTATTGACCCAATTCAATCTGTGACAGATACATTTGAATCTGCGGCATATACTGTTAAGAGTCTTGTGCCAGATCATGAGAAGGAAAAGTATTATATGAAGGCTTGGGACATGCCTGATAATAATTCTTCTGAGTATATTAAGTTAATGGCTATTCTTCAGAAGTTTATCGATCAAGGTATGAGTGTTAATCAGTGGTATGATCTTACAAAGATCGAAGGAAAAATACTCGATTCAAATCGAGTAAAAAGGGATATCATTACAGCATATAAGTATGGATTGAAAAGTCTATATTATATTAGAAGTAAGGATAAAGAAAATACAAGTGAAACTATTGTATCTGGTTGTGAATCAGGTGCTTGTGCTATTTAAGGAGATTTGTAATGGGATGTAAGATTTTTAGTTTAGGTGAAACAGTACACAGCAAAGGAACTACTCTGTTTCTTGGAGAGAACTCGTGTCATAGAAATATTCAAACATATCATGATCCGAAGTATCAATGGATTATGGACTTCGCAGAAGAAATGCGAAGTATTGGTAATTGGTCTAAGAACGAAATTGATTTAAGCAAAGAAAAGAAAGACTTTGATCATTTAGACGAAGCAGGGAGACATATTTATGAAGCAGGACTTAAATTCGCTATTACGTTGGATAGTTGCGCTGGTCGGGCTCCTCTCCAGCTTTTTAATAGTGGCGGTATCAGTAATAATCCTGAGTGGGAGCTTTATATAACAAACCATCAAAACAATGAGTTACTACATTCAGAAGCTTATACAGAAATGGTTAGAGCTATCTATAATGATGTTGATATATTTATTGATTCTATTACTGATGATCCTTATGTACAAAAAAGAGCTACAAGTATTCTAGGCGCATTTGATTGGGCAACATCTGTATTTGATAAGATGGATGCTAATAAAGCGTGTAGAGATAATGGAGTGTCTGACAGAGATGGAACACAACTTATACCGTTCCCAGAAGTAGATGAAAAAATGGTTAAGACTGCAATCTATAAAGCAGCTCTTGTTCTGAATATGTTTGAAGGTATTAGATTCTTCTGTACATTTGTTACTAATTGGAGTTTCTCTGAACAACCAACGAAACTTATGGCTGGTTCTTCTAATGTATTTAAGCTAATTGCTCGCGATGAGATGATCCATCTTGATGTATTCCAACGAGTGATTAAGATGTTGCGTGAAGATAAGAGTGAAGGATTTGTAGAAATTGCAGCTGAACTTGAAGAGGAAACATATGCAATGTATCAAACAGCATATGATGAAGAGATGGAATGGGTAGAGTATTTGTTTTCTAAGGGTTCTCCTCTGATTGGTATGAATGAGCATATTCTTAAAGAGTATATGGATTACATCTTCTCTGTTCGTTTAACTAATATTGGTCTTAACCCATCTCGTCTTGGATTGAAGTTAATGCATAATCCTCTACCTTGGGTTGATAATTATCTTGATTCGACTAATATTAAGAGTGCTCCTCAAGAAATTGAATCAGTGAATTATGTTGCAGCCATTGATAATAGTAAAGATGAAGATTTTGATTTAGATGATCTATGAATATAAAGAAATTTATACCAACTGAGTGGCAACAACATACCTGCCGCATGGGAGGAGGAGTTGAGGTTGAACGAGTTAACATGGACATATAAAGGTAAAGAATTTACTTCTGACAATATTGGGGAGTATTATGGCTTCATATATCGTATTACAAATTTGGTTAATGGCCATGACTATATTGGACGTAAATATTTCAAAACTAAGAGGAAGCTTAAACCACTTAAAGGTAAGAAGAGAAAACGGATCAAAATTGTAGAGACCGACTGGAAAGATTATTATGGTTCTTCAAAGAGATTGTTAGAAGATCTTGAAAATTATGGTAAGGAAAACTTCAAACGAGAAATTATTGAATTGTGTACAACAAGAGGAAATACAAATTATGCTGAGTTGGTGTGGCAAGTGAAAGAAGAAGTTCTATTGAGAGAAGATAACTACAATGGTATCATAGCCATTAAAATAGGAATTGGGAGTGTTACAAATGATGATGAAAAATGAGAAGCTTAGAAATCAAATTGCTGAAGATACTAAACAATTTCTCGAAATTGGTGGAAAAATTGAAGTATTAAAGCCTGGTCCATATCCTGATGGACATCCATGTAAGGATAAGAGTTATAGACCATCTGATTTAGAATATTCTGGATATTTTGATAATTTTCTGAATAACTATAAAAATATTTTATAGGCCTATAAAAAACTTTTTCAAAAAAGTTGAAAAAAACCTGTACAAGAGCATCAAAGTATGATATAATATATAAATTAAAGGAATAACCCTTTGATGAAATGAGGACTATATCATGAATAGACAAGAAGCAAGCAAGGTATTGGCTAAACAAGTAAAGGAATTTTTGGATAATGGTGGTACGATTACTAAGGTTGCATCTGTACCCGCACCTAAGCAGGTTGCAAATCGAGTGTATAATTCATCTGAAAATGTAATTGCAACATTACTTGAAAGTCGTAGATATTAGGAGAATATTATGAAGCTAAATGAGTTAAAAACGGCATTGGCCAATGGACCAGTAAGAGTAACTTTCACCAAGAAAGATGGCTCTAATCGTACTGGATATTTTACAACTAAGGAAGAACTATTGGCTCCAGTATCTGGAACCGGTACTAGGACTCATCCTAATGATCTTCTTGTTGTAACAGAAATTTTGGCTAATGAGGAACCTCAATGGAGATCTTTCCATTATGATCAAATCACTGAAGCAGTAGTAGGTAAAAATGCGTGAAACAAACTTATAGAGTAGAATTCGGTCCGTATGTATCTATCACAGATCCATACGCGACTGGAAATAAAATTTGGACATTACCCGGATGTGGTTCTAAACGATATACGGCAGATGAAATTTCAACCATTGCAGAACGTAATGGGTATTATAATATTTGGCAAGGAGTAAAAAATGAGTAAAACTGCAATTCCAGGAATGACCCTAAAGAAAGATACTAATGGAAATCGTATTAGTCGAAAGAATACTAGTCATGGTACATTTCGTTGTAAGCGTAAACCAAACTCAAAAAGATGTTCTTAGAAGAGTTTACATTTACATGGATTGAGTTTATAATAGTTATTGCTATTGTATTTTATGCTGTTAAGTTTTCTTGGGCAGCTGGATTTCGTGAAGGATTTCTGGTTGGCTTTCAAGTGAATAAAGACAATGTTACAATTGAGGCACCAGAATTTGAACGCGCTGATTAAATTCCTATGGCAGTCATTAGTAATTTTAGGTTTAGTGACTATATGGGGAATAATTATACTTGTGATTGTTGCTATAGCAACAACACCATAGGATTATATTATGAGAAGTAATGATATTAAAGTCTTATCTGAGAGAGATCATGTAAGACAAAAGCCTGGTATGTATGTAGGAGATATTACGCTATCTCCTCATAATAGGTGGGGGATACATGATGATAGTATTAAAAAGCAAGACATTGATATTGTTCCTGCTTTTCTCAAGCTATTTGACGAAATCATTTCAAATTCAATTGATGAATATCTAAGAACAGATGGCAAATATGCGAATCTAATCAAGATCAAAGTTGATGGTAATAAAATTACTATCGAAGATAACGGCCGTGGTGTAGCATCAAAGTATGATAATGATCATGGAAAGACTAAAGCAGAACTTGCTTTTACTAATCTTAGAGCAGGCGCTAATTTTGGTGAAGATTCATTTGTATCTATAGGTACACATGGTCTAGGAGCATCTCTTGTTAATATTATGTCTCATCGATTTACTGTCATAACTGATGACGGAAATGATCGTACGCATATTAAATGTAAAGATGGTATGCTTCATTGCGATGCTTCAGTATCAAAATCATCACATCAAGGTACTCGTGTAACATTTGAACCTGACTATGAATTATTGAATATGGATCATCTTGATGATATTCATCTAATGATGATTCAAAAACGAGTAATGGATTTAGCGGTATGTTACCCCAAGATTCAATTCAAGATGAATGGTAAGCTTGTTAAAAGCCGAGCATTCAAGAATTATCTATCAATGATCGATCCAGAGTTTGAGCTACTAGAAACCGATCATTATAAAATTGCTGTACTTCCATCAGAATCTGGTGATCAAATCTCATTCTTAAATGGTATTGAAACCTTTAGAGGCGGATCACATATTGATCATGTATCAATGATCATTACAAATGCTTTACGAGATAAGATTAATAAAAAATATAAGATCAAAGTTAAACCTTATGACATCAAATCAAAATTTGTTATAGTTCTTATTACGAATGAGATCCCAGATCTTAAATGGGAAAGCCAAACCAAAGAACGAATGACTCTTGAAGTTGCTAAGTTCAGAAGTTTATTCGCTGATTTAGAAACTAATGATAAATGGTTCAATAAGATTATGCGTAATGAAGATCTTATTATGCCAATCATTGAAGCTCAATTACTTAAGAAACAATTAGCCGATGCTAGAGAATTGAGAAAGAAACAAAAAGATGCTCATAGAAAAAAGGTTGTATCGCACGTACAAGCCAAAGGTATGGGTAATATCTTATTCTTGACTGAGGGACAATCGGCAATTAGTAATCTGATTAAAGTTAGAGATCCAAAAATACATGGTGGATATCCGCTCAAAGGTAAAGTCAAGAATACTTATGGTATGAAACTTACTGATATTATTAAGAATAAAGAGTTGAGTGATGTAATGAATATCCTTGGTATATCTCTCGGGGAACCAATCTCAACAATGAATTATGATTATATTGGTATTCTCACAGATCAAGATGTCGATGGCCACCATATTAAGATATTATTGGTTGGATTCTTCTCCCATTGGAAAGAGCTATTCAAAAATCATAAAGTACGAATTTACAATTCTCCGCTAATGATTGCGAAGAAGGGTAAAAAGGTTAAGTATCTATATACGTTAAAAGAAATCTCTGAAACTGATTTGACGGGCTGGACCACTAAATATGCTAAGGGTCTAGGTTCTCTATCTGCGTCAGAGTATAGGGATATCATCAATACTGATGACTATGATGTGATCACTATGGATGATGTAAAAGATGAAAAAGCATTACACCTTGCATTAGGTAATGATGCTCAATTAAGAAAGGACTGGTTATTGTGTACAAGCTAATAAGAAATAAATACAAAGACATTATTCCAAAAGAGAAGTTATCAATTGTAAGCCCAAATGATTCTCCTATTCAATATAAGAAGTTCTTAATTGATAAAGTACATGAAGAGTTAGATGAATTGGCTGAAACTGATTATACAGATATTAGTGAGTTTGCCGATATTTATGAAGTCTTTCTAACTATCATGAAGATTCAAGGTATTACTGAACATGAGGTTAGAGAAGCAAGATTAGACAAATTGAAACAGAGAGGTTCTTTTTCTAACGGGCTTTTATTGCAATATTAGTATACTTTTCATCAAAAGTATGATATAATATACATATGAGGATTAAATTATGAAACCAATAGAAGCATTAGTTAATAACGAGTTCAAATCGTACTCGGAGTATGTTCTATTCAATAGAGCTATTCCAAGTATGATGGACGGCCTTAAAGCCGGTCAGCGCAAGATTCTTTATACTGCCAATAAGGTTGCTCGTAATAAACTCTCCAAAACAGCATCTCTTGCGGGTGCTGTTATCTCACACGCAAATTTCCATCATGGTCCAGCATCCTTAGAAGATGCTATCAATGGTCTTGTTGCAGATTTTAATAATAACATATCATTATTAAAAGGTGAAGGTTCATTTGGATCTCGTCTTGTTCCTGATGCGGCCGCGGCGCGATATACCTTCACTGGTTTATCAGAAAATTTTGATAAGTGGTTTACTGATTTTGATGTAATGCCTCACCAAGCTGATCCTGAAGATCCTGAGCCACAATACTATTTGCCATTGATACCTTGGGTTCTAGTTAATGGAGTTCAAGGTATTTCTGTTGGATTTGCAACTAAGATCATGCCATATAATCCAAAGGTATTACTTAAATTAGTTAAGGCTAGATTGGCTGGTAAAGATATTCGTAGAATGAAGCTTGTTCCTAAGTTTCCTGAATTTAATGGTAAGGTTGAACGAATAGGATCTGAGATTTCTGTTGAAGGAACATATGAGGTTATAAGTTCAACTAAGATTCGTATTACTGAAGTACCACCTGTATTCACTCGTGAAAAGTATATTGAGCATTTAGAGAAGTTATCAAGTAAAGGTAAAATTACTTCATACGAAGATCAATGTGATGAAAACGGTTTTCAATTTGAAGTAAGACTTCGTGGCAAGTCAAATATTATACCAGTATTTGCTCTTAAGAAAACTATTCATGAGAATATCACTGTCATTGATTATGAAGGCAAATTGAAGATATATGATAATCCTTATGAACTAATCGAAGATTTTGTTGATGTACGTATTGAATATATCAAGAACAGATTAGTATTCAATATTGATAGAGATCAAAAGGCATTAGATCTTGTTAATGAAAAGATTAGATTTATCAATGAAGTGATTACTAATGTTATTGATTTCAAGAAGAAAAATAAAGAGCAAATGGTTAACATCTTAACGAAAAGTGGATATAATTATATTGATACATTGTTGAGAATGAACATATATTCTCTAACTCTTGATAACATTGTATTATTGACTAACAAGAAGAAAGAGTTAGAGAAAGAATTAAAACACTGGAAGAGTACCACAGCTGAAAATGAGTACTCTAATGATTTGGAAAAACTATGAATTCAATGATGCTAATTGACTTCAATGGAATTGCTGTTGGTAGTTTAATGGCAGTAACAAAGAAGCAAACTGATGTAGATGAAGATCTTATAAGACATTTGATAATAAACTCAGTTATAGGATATAAAAAGAAATTTGGTTGTGATGAAGTAATTATTTGTGCTGATGCAAGATCTTGGCGTAAAGATGAGTTCCCTCATTATAAGGCCGCAAGACAAAAAGGTAGAGAAAAGTCTCCGTATGATTGGCCGAAGATCTTCAATTTATTCAATGAAGTACTTGACGAGATAAATGATAATTTACCTTGGAAAGTGATTTATGTTAAAGGCGCTGAAGCTGATGATATTATTGGTCACTTAACTTATAAGTATGGTCAAATGAAACCTATTGTAATTATCTCAGCTGATAAGGATTTTATTCAACTTCATAATATTGGTAATATCAAACAATGGTCACCAACACTTAAAAAGTTTGTACGTCATGAAGATCCTGTATCATATTTAAAGGAACATATTATTCGTGGTGATTCAGGCGATGGAATTCCAAACATATTATCATCAGATGATACATTCGTTACTAATAAGCGACAAACCCCAATGCGTAAGAAATATGTTGAGGTTTGGATGGAGCAAAAACCAGAAGATTTTTTAACTACTGCTGAAATGGCAGATCGTTGGACAATGAATAAAAAGATGATTGACTTACGATGTACTCCAACAAATATTAAAGTTGAGATTGATAAACAATATGATGAATATACTGGTGAAAGTGGAAGAAGTAAAATCTTTAACTACTTCACCAAAAAGAGACTTAAAAATCTTATGACAGATATTCAAAACGTATGAAGAAACTAATTTATTCTTATAGGAATGAACCAAAGAATTGTAATAATTGTGAGTATTCGTGTAATGATAAAATGAGTTGTTTAAGAGATGATTGTAAAGTGAGTTTTATGGCTGGTAGTTTAGGACCGAAAAATTATCCAAAATATTTTGATCCTAAGCTACTATTATTTTGTGATGGATATAGAGGTAAACTATGATTAAAGATGATATGAAAGATTTGATTGAAAATTT